TTATTCTTCGCCGGTGAACCCGTTGGCCTTAGCACATTTCAAAGCACCGAGAACCAATTTGTGCCGTTTCAGTTCCTTTTCGTAAACGGCTCTCGGAACACCTTCGGAAATCGGGGAAGCGGTTAAAACTCTCTTTCGATCTCTGACTACCTTCCCTTCATAGTAAGAGATTACATCGTCAATGTTCATCATATCGCAGGACTTTCCAAAGAACCTTCCGTTTCCTGTTTGGGTGTAAATTGGACAGCTTTTGCGGCTGCATACTTTATACCTTCCCCGTCTGCGCTGGTATTCTCAGCTCGGCTCTTATCCACGATACGGACAAGCACAATAGATATTGCAGTTCCGATAGGGGTAAACACTACCGTCCAGCAAGCTAAGGCACCGGTGTACTGATATTTGATACTCAAGACGGCAAGAATAAATCCTCCTACCAGTCCTATGAGTAACAGGAATACCAGTAAAACAGCCAGACAGTTAGTAAAGCCGAGCCGTTCCAGCAAGACAAGAAAGCGGCTTTTGGTAGGAGCCACCCTCTTGCCGGTTCCCATCAGGCCAGACCGTGTTCTTTTGCGAAGCGATAAAACAGAACAGCCGCCTGTTCACGAGTCAGAGGGTCGGCCCACATCATATTAGGCTGACCATCTACGGTAGTACCGTTACCGGCGAACAGGCCAACTCGGATTGCCCATTCACGAGCTTCGGCACTCCACTCGCCGCAATCGTTGTCTTGGAGACTCTTACGATACTCATTCATGGCGATTTTGAACTTCTCATTGAACTCGGTCTGAGTCATCTCTTCCTCTTCCTTTCCGCTCAGGCGTTTATTAACCTCTTCTGCGATTTGACCATGCCGAGAGTAGAGGTATTCTCCCGGACAGCTTTTGTTGGCGAACCACCGGTGTACGGTCATGACCATTTCATTCGCCTTTGGCGTGTACGCCAGCGTCTTGTCCTTGTCCCCAAACCATAAGAGCTTGGTCTTGCCGTTTCTTCGGCAAATATCAGTAACAAGGTCAAGCATGGCGGCAAACGCTTTTTCCGTAACGGCATACGGCTCATTACTTTCACTCGCTACTTCCAGGGTGATTGCACGATGGTCATTGGCAGAAGAAGAGCTGCACCAGGAACGGTCACTCTCGCTGACACACAGACCGATACTCCCATCATAACCAACGACATAATTACAGGACGCTTGCTTGCTGGTGGGCTGAAAAACCTCACAGCCCCTTTTTGCCGTAACCTGACCGACAAAACAATGAATGGTAATGCGGTCAATGGAATGGTTACGGGGGCTGTTTTTATTTGGAGAAATCAGGGTGTAGGTTGCTAAAGTGCTGTTACTCATTCTTCTCACCCCACCCCATAATCTCACGCAGCTTATCAAACCCAAACATTGCGGCATACGCTACCATGAAACCGATCACCACGAAAGATATAACGATGTACCAAGTGATAGGCAAAGCCTTAATCTGATAATAGGCAAAACCGGAAGCCATAGTGAGGGCAATAGCCACAATCAGGGCCAAAATATTTGTAGGCAGCTTGTCCCAGGTTACCTTCTTTGCAACCTCGACAATCACATTAGTGAGAGCTACCAGAACACCGATGATGGGGATAATAACAGACAAATCCATAATGAATCTCCCTTCTGTTTAGTGTGGTTAGTGAATCATTTTCGGTTTTTCACATAAACTCTCTTATAGGAACGCTCTCTAAGAGGGATTTATAGCAAATTGCGAAAATGATTCACTAAATCCACTACAAGTCACTGAAAATATTTGGTCATGCTCCTTTGTGGAACTCTTCAAGGTCGGAAATACGATGGTTGATGACCTTAATTTGCTCTTCCACTACGGGCATACGCTTTGCGAAGTTGTTGTGTTCCCTAACTTCACGAGTAAGCTCGTCCAACTTTGTTTCTGTGATTGCCTGTTGCTTATCCAGCTTCAAGTCCATTGTATGAGAACTCTTGTTGCTGGAATAAACAACACCAATCAGAGCAAGTCCCCCCGTGATGATAGCCGTAATAATTGACTCGATCATTCCAGACCTCCCGCTTACACCACGGAGTTAATGACTTCACTCACAACGGATTTCAGGTTAAACAGGTTAGGAACCTGTTCCAGAGTGAATACACCACACAGAACCAGGCTAATCCAAGTTTTGACCAGGCCGCTGTCCTTCGTAAACTTCATTATCACTCACCTCCTTCCATTACAGAAATGACTACCTCACGCAGATTGCTCAGGTGGGGGACTTGCTCGATGGTATAGGAACCCTGCTTGATAAGGTTCACCCAGGTTTTAACCAAACCGCTATCTTTGTTGAACATCTCCGTTACCTCCTGTTATTCTGAATAGGGAAGTGCGCTGGCAATCAGAATAGATAACTCCGCAAGAGCGGTATCAATCTGAATTTGCTTGGCTTCCTGAGCCGCTGCCTGTTCTTTCTGGTAGGCCGCTTCGCTGATCTCACCCAGGACAACCGTCTCAGTTCCTTCCAGCTCGTCCTTACCGTCCAAATGGTAGACCGTACCTTCCAGCACGACACCCTGAGCGTTATGGGCTTCACAAAGGCCATAGCTGCCGTTGTCCTGCTTTTTTACCCATACCGGGGTATTGATTGTTGCCAGAACGGTTCCGTCTTTGATAATCTGATACATTTCTCTCCCAGCCTTTCTTATTTGGATAGAAACCAAATAGAGATTTAACATAGTGGTTGGTTTGCTCTCGCACCTTAAAACTGTTTCCACGCTTCATGTGACCGTGATAGCTGTCAACCGAACATCGAATATCTGCCAATGTCATTTCCCCACACTCCCATTTTTTATGAAAAGAACGGAGCTTTCTTCGGACGATTATTGTAGAATCGGGGTTCATCTTCAAAACAATCTTTCCGTTTGGGGTAATGATGAATTTGGTTTTCAGCCATCGAAAGAAATCAGCCAGGGGAATTACCCTTGTCTTCTTCCAATTTAATCTCAGACCAATCCGATCACACATCATTTCGAGTCCAAGCATACATTCGCCTTTTAGGTAATCAATGTCTTCATGAATTGCGTACCCATCGTCCATATACCGGGCATACCCCTTAATTCCCAGCTTTTCTTTGAAATAGTGGTCAAGAGGACTCGGAAGCAGGAGCGCATTGGTCTGAGAAATTTGACTTCCAAGCCCTAAACCTACCGGCCCAAAATCTGAAATAAAGCTGTTGTGCAGCTCTCGAACACGGTTATCGTGTAACCTTCTTTCCGCTTCACTCAGCAAAGGAGCATGAGGTGCTTCATCGAAGAAGCTCTTGAAGTCATAGATAAGAATTCCACCGCTTAGACCATATTTGCGATAGTGCCGCTTCAAGTGTAGAACCAGTCTTCTCAAGGCAAAATCCATTCCACGATGTTTCAGACTTGCTGAATTATCGTAGATGAACGAGGACGAATAGATAGGTACAATGCAATAATCACATAGACACTTTTGAACGGCTCGTTCTGTGATGTGAACAGACCGAATGTGCCGTTTCTTACCACGCTCCATGATGTAGAACTCATGAAAACCACGGTGCTTGAATTTTCCGGTATGCAATGCTGTCCAGGTGGAAGCGACATTGGGAATTAGGTTCCCGACATATCGTTGTGTAGAATTCTTCCAATAAACTCCTTTGCAGCATTTCTTACCGGCTAAATATAGATGACGGAACGAAAAGACTTCATCAAAATCTCCGCAAGATTGGCTTCTTTTCAATCGGGCTTCGTTCCGTTTCGCCTTTCTCCGTTGATAGCGAATTTCTCTCCGTTCTTCACTCGTCATAACAAGGGGTTCCCTCCGTACAGTGTGATTGTTGGGTACGGGTTATAACTGCATAGTAATAACAGCCATGAAATGGGCTACCGTACAATGACCCACCATGCAAGCAGCGTCCGGCTGATTACATCGGAAGCTCCCGTTACCGGAAGGGGCATATTTCATTGATATACCCGGATGTTTTAGCCATTTGGCAGGGTACAAGCCCTCCCTCTGCAAAAGGTTCTGATTTCACCCAATGGGGTTACTACGACTGACCTGTGCGAAGTTGCAGAGTCCGAAGGACACGCCATTACTGTTGCTGGCGTTGTTATTGTTGGCGTTGCCGTTGCTGTTGACATTGCAGAAGTTGTTGGTGTTGCCGCTATTAGGAGAACGCTCCCACCAGTTGTTCGCAGAACAATAGCAACTAAACAGGACTTGACCCAATATCAGAAAACTTATTCCGGGAGGTTTTTGAACCTCTCGTTGTCAGCTTTCTTCACCTTGGAGATAAGCTGCGCTTCCTCTTTGATAAGATTTCCAAACTCCAACATGGTGTGGTCAATCCACGGACACTTTTCGGGGTTTTGGAGAATGCTGTCATAGAGCAAGACCAGCTTGGGACTGAGATTTTGAAGGGCAATGTTCGCCTTGGTCAAGCAATCTCGGCGCATTTGAGCTTCGTGCTTATTTTTCGGATAAATGTTGTTTGCAGCTCTCACTTCATCGTGTACGGTGGAAGCAAAGTGCATGATCTTATACAGGAGATACGGCCCATACCGTTTAGGAGCTTTGGTCACTACCGAAAACGCATGAAGTTCAAGTTTCCTCGCTGTTTCCACAAATTGCATAGCACTTTCACCACGCATAGCTTTGATAACTGACATGAAGATTACCCTCCTACCCGCCCCTTCCGGGGCGGGATTGATACGGATTTCGGATTAAACGCAGAAGCCGAAGGACACGCCACTTCTGGAGCTGGCGCTGGCAAAGTTGGCGTCGCCGCTGCTGGAGACACGGCAGAAGGAGCTGGCGTCGCCGCTATAAGGAGAACGCTCCCACCAGTAGTACGCAGAACCATTAACCTTCTTGATGGTGGAATTTCCGGCAGAGTAATACTCATACTGTTTTCCTTCACCGGCATACGAATACTGCGTAGCACCGAAAATCTCAATCTCGGACAGAAGGAACAGCTTGTCGGAAGTGGTTTCCAATGCGGACTGATTGTTACCCTTACTGGTCACTTTGTTCACAAACTTCAAGACATTTTTCAGGTCAGAAGAAAGCTGATTCAGAAGAGTAGCCATAGTGGAAGTACGCATAGCGGAACCACGCCAACCGTTGACATTCGTATTGGAACTGTTCATCTGATAGGTGGTTTTCAGGCAATCAACCAACTGGAAGGTGATACCGGCTTTAGTACGGTCACCGTCTGCGGTTGTCAGTGTATCATGGTCAAAGCCGATGATTTGAGCCGAATAGGTTACGCCATTTACGGTAATGTTCTTCTTATCGCCTACCTTCCAATAGTTCGGTGCCTGACCAAATTTGGAAACAACAGCGATATTATCCCAGGAAGTAGCTTCAAGAGAGGCCCCTACCACAAACGGATAAACATATACGATACCGATAACTTCCAGAGTGTAGACTTTCGTCTTCTGGGAACCGTTGTAAATAAATACCACAGTCCAGTCACCTAACTCGGTCGGGTACAGAGTAGCATATCCGGTAGAAGCTACTTTCCCACTCAATACCTTCCCGTTGCGGGTCATGGTAACGGTTGTTCCGACATCTCCAAATACACGAACCTCGGCAGGAGAACCCTTCTGACTCAGAGCATATAGAGCGTCATTCACGGTGGGGTCAGACTGGCTCAGTTCCAGAGCCGTCTTCGTGGTATCGGACAGAAGGTTGGCTTTATTCTGGGGAGTGCCGACCACGGTACACCCTGCGGGATTCAGGGAAATGTCCATGGTAGCAGTACCAGCCAAAAGCTGAGAACGCCATTCCTCGTAGCTCTCAGGCATAGTGGTAGGGGCTTTCAATGTACGGGAAGTACCGTCCCCCTTGATGATGGTGTCTTTCATGTTATCCTCCTTTATTCACCGCTGTTATAAAGATTGGCGTAGTAGAACGCTGCCACAGTGCGGTCGATCTTGGAATAAAGCTCCGTTTCCACCTCGGTCAGTGTCTTGTCAATCACATACAGCAGATATTCCATATCGTTTGCGGTGGAAAATGTCAGGCCGTCTAAGGTGGACGGGACTTCCGGTGCATTTGCCGGTAAGGTGAGCTGCTTACGGAGCGTGACCAGATCATTGAGATAAGCGGTTGCGAGAGATTGTGTCGGGGTATCTCCCATGGCCCAATTCGTTTTTGCAGAAACAACCACAGAGGAAGGGTTATAAGGCACATGATAAATAGGGTCATCTGCAACTCCTTTCTCAGCCAGGTAAGCCGCAAGTTCATTGGGGATAGAAGTCATTCTGTTCGCAATGTAAGAAACTGCCTGTCCTACACGGTTCATGTCGGTGTAGTTATAGGCACCCTTCATTCCAGCCATATATTCAGTCCTTTCCTCAGCGGTGAGGGCGGTAAGCCCTCCCGTGAGGATTTTGTTTTTCAAGGTAAAAACCCTGTCAACATCGGCCTGAGTGCGGTCGTAAACCAAAGTATCAATGACGCTCATATCAATCCTTTCACCTTCATCTTTCCGCTCAGAGAGCCGTTGAATGTGATTTCATCTACCAAGATCAATGCGTCCATTTCATCGGTGTAAAGGGTTTGCAGACCGATAATGTCACCAACTTCCATTTCAGGGTTACCCCGGTAATTGGCTTCGTAGGTGTTCCGCATGGTCAAATAGCTCATGACATGATTGGCAAGAGCCGCACACATTGTATCGTTGGTAATGAGAGGGTTTTCCTCCTTGTCGATTTCTCCCTCCAAAGCTACGGGGTAGGAAACGACCACCGAGTTTTCGGAGAGGGTCTTGCCGGTAATCACTACGGTCTTAGTGCCGGAGGATAACACCAAATCCGCAGCCCTGGCATAAATGTTGGAAGAAACCAACGAGCCGCCAGATACCGAGATGTTTATATCCTGTGCCAGACCAGAAAACTCAACATGAATTTGAGTCTCGGTGGTCGTTCCCTCAAAGAGTGTCTGCGAATCATTGTTCGCAGCGTAGGCGTACTTAGCAACCGATACTGCCTTGAGCTGGTCAATTTTCGAGATTTTCTGGCTCTTCTCATTGATGGAGGTAAAGTCCAGAGTAAAGTCAGTCTCTCGATAATAAATCTTGCTCACTCGCATTCTTCGGTAGGGTAGATTTCCGTACATGGTTACTTCAATTTTGGTACAATCCACCGCATTATTGGTAGAAATAAAAACCTCGGAAGAATCAACCTGTACGGTTTGAGTGTCAAGCAAGGACGCTCCCTTGTAATACTTCACCTGAACAGAAGAAGGGTACTCGTCCAGGGGAGAATCAAACCGAATTGCCAAGACAGGAAGATCATGAGAAACATCAAATTCTTTGGTAAAGACAGGTGGGGTGGAGAAAGAACCGTTTTCCCCGGTCATTGCTTCGCTGATAAAACCCCTACCGGTTGGGTTCTCGTCTTGGATAATTACTTGATTACCACCATTCAATGTCCACCGGTTTAATTCAAGAGTAGCATAGGTGTTACCAGCGGTATTACCCCTGTCCATAGTGTTCCACTCGCTGTACCACAGATGACCGTTGTCGTTCCACTCGCCACTGTAAATGCCGGTCACGGTCACACCAAAGGGCTTAATGTGAATGATATTGTCATCATCGGTAAACAAGCGACAACGGCAAGCATGAGCGATAAGCTGCAAGCAGTTCATGTGGGTGTCAATGGGTAGAGCTGCTGTTGTGAACATCTGCTTCAAGGCAGGGTCAATATCCCAGGGGTTTGCGCCATGCTCGGTCAGGGTCAGCCCTGCGTCCAGCAGGACTTCTTCTGCCATATCATAAAAATTCTTGTTCCCCAACTTGCTCTTGTAGAAAGTGCCGCTGAGACTGCCGATCAAACCCGTACAGGAGAAAGTGGCCTGATTATTCTGAGCCGTAGGCTTTCCATTCAACAGGTACTTGTCTGCCTTGAGCTTTTCGATTGTTCCGTCTGGAAGCTCATATCCATACCGAATAGAGATAGGAGAATTCTTGTCCACATAGGAGTAGATACCGGTAGGATTGTCCGGGTCGTAATTGTGTTCGTAATCCATAATCACGAACTGCATGGTTTCGGTAGGAAGTCTTCGGCTAAGAGGGTCAACATCATGACTTTGCTTCACAGACACAATGTCCTTATTTTGAAACATGACCTCAACACCGTATAGAACTCGTTCCAGTCTGGGACGGCGGTAAGGTAAACATTTTCCGAAGGTGATTGTGATTTTATCGCATTGGTCAGACCTTGCGGCAATGACCACGGTTGTTCCGGTAACAGGCTGCGTTACTGTTTCACTCACCTGTCCATTCAACCAGAATTCCACCGCAACCATTTCAGGCCACTCTTGATACCGAGTATCAAAAGTTAAAGTCAGACCGGGAAAGTCATGAGGATAGGTGAAGGTTTTGGTCATAACCGCTTTAGTCGTGAACTCACCTTCATCATTACTCATAAGACTGGACACAAACCCATCGTACATTGTGCCGGAAGCTGGGACAATAATCGTATTTCCGTCTAAAGCCCAGCGGTTTAGTTCCAGAGCTGCATAGGACTCTTCATAGTCAAAATTGTAGTCAACCGTATCGAACTCAGAATAACTCTGCGCTCCATTACTGGCCCAACTACCATCGGTAGCCGCTGTTGCGTCTACATTTCCGAAGGAAATCTCCACATAAGAGCGGTTACGAAGCATGGACTTCATACTGGCTTTGTAGGCATTGCTGACCGCTTTCATGTGACACCTCCTTAAAATGGTTCTCCACAGTCAATCAGGTTGACTTTACAGTTGATGTAGTCAAGCGGAAGCTGTGTGTTAGGGTCAAGGTGGAACGGCTCTGCGGTTCTATCGCCGGGGTACATCTTTCGAGTAGTCCAGGTATTGTTTACCATGTCCGGGTAAGAAACTGTGACATAGAAATTGGAGAACTCTTTCAAAATGCTCGACCACTGTTCCGCAGTCAGATAGGGCCATTCCAAATTGTTAATCTTCTGTTGCTCACGGCCCACCACCTGACCGACCACAACCGCATTTGCGTTTCTAGCCGAGTCAACGATGGTGGCAACCATGAGGTTCAAGCCCCTTCGGGGGCAAGGATATTCATGACCATTGATTCTGATAAAAGCTGCCATGTCCTTACCCCCTTAGTAAGCGTTGGAGAACGCACCGGTATTGACCCGGACGCCCCGGTTTCGACTGTACCGGTCATAAGACCGTCCAATCACATCGTCCCCGATAGACACAGACAAATCTTTGTCTTCAATCAGGTTCATTAGAGCATAGATAGCGGCAATCACACCGTCATTGGCCACCGTCACACCGGCAGAGATACTTTCGACAATCTGGTCGTTGTTCGCTACGGCAGTTCTGTTTCCAATGCTGCCGACCATTTCTGCTCCGGCTTCACGGGCAATAAAGAGCTGCCCTTCGTCCACGAAACCGCCCTCAGCCAACCGAGGAATACTGACTTCCGGGATAAGGCTGATACTAATACCGAGAATACCAACCAGACCATTGATAAAGGAAATAACATTGTTTACGATACGGATTACTCCGTTAATGAACCCCTCAAACAGACCGATACCTCCGTTCACAAAGCCCTTAAACAGGCTTGTAATGCCGTCCAGCATATACTGAATTTTCTGACTGAAAAAGTCCCAATTCAAAGCTACGCTGGAAGCCAGGGTAGCGGCACCTGCCAGTAACAGGCCAATGCCGAGAGGTAGACCAACGCCGGTGACAATCAAAATCAGGCCGAGTGCAAGCAAAGCAGCTCCCGCCGCAACGCCGATCTTCTTCAAAACATCTTTCACACTATTCAGAACAGTGTTCCAGTTCAGAGCCGCCGCCGTACCCAGGCTTGCCGCTCCAACCAACATTAGACCAATGCCCAGGGGGAGTCCCGCACCGGAGAACGCCAGAATAGCACCTACGACCAACAGGGCACCGCCAACAGCAGCGGCGATAATGCTGATGGTGTTCTTCGTCTGGTCAGACAGAAGATTCCAGTTCGGAATAATCGCTGTTCCCATCATCAAAGCTCCACTTGCCAACAGAGCAATGCCCAGCGGAATGTTAGCACCGGAGAACGCCAGAATAGCACCTACTGTCAGAAAGGCGACAGATACAATACCGGTGATAACTGCCACGGTATTTCGGATTTCATCACTCAAACCATTCCAGTTCAAAGCAATGGCTGCGGCAATAGAAGTTGCACCGGCAACCATGAGTCCAATGCCGAGAGGTAAGCCGCCACCACTGAAAGCGATAATGGCACCCAGGGCCAGCATTGCGGTTCCGACAATCGTAGTAATACGGGTCAACGGAGCGTTGACTTCGTTGACCAAACCGTTCCAGTTCAAGGCTAAGGCACTCGCAATACTCACGGCACCAATCGCCATGAGAGCGATTCCGAGAGGGACATTTGCGCCGGTAAAAGCCAACATAGCACCCACCGCCAGGGAAGCACCAGCAAGAATACCGGTGAGAGTGGTAAGAGCGTCAGTCAAAGGCTGGTCGCTGTTATGCCAGTTGATGACAGCGGCAGATACAAGACTGACCGCCCCCAGGGCCATGAGCGCAATACCAAGGGGAAGATTGGCACCAGAGAACGCCATGATTGCACCCAGGGCCAGCATGAAGCCGCCCACAATGCCGGTAATCAACGCAAGTGTGTTCGCCAGTTCAGCAGACATGATTCCCCAATTAACAACTGCGGTTGCGCCAAGACCGACTGCACCAGCAACCATGAGTCCCAATCCGAGAGGAATATTGGCTCCGGTCAAAACGAACATGGCACCGACCGCCAAGAGCGCACCAGAAACGATTGCGGTAATTTCGGCCAGGGAATTTTCAATCATAGCCTTAATCTCACCGACTCTCGTAGAGATAGCGTCACCAAGGAAATCATATTCAGGGAGATCGAAGTCAAACCCGTTTCCTCCCCCGGCCCCTCCTGCGCCACCGGCACCGGAAGCGGTGTCGGGAGAAAACACATTCAATTCATCAAATCCTGCGGTGTACTGCTTCAATTTCTTAGCAGCACCGGCAGCGTCATCAAGACTGGTTGCCATATCTTCGGCACCGGAAGCACCAACCGAAAGCCCGGAATAGTCAACCTCTGTAAGCTGGAAGCCGAACAGGGAAGCAAGGGCATTTGCGATCTCCCGAATAACCTGAACGACTGCGATTGCATAGGGAAGGATTGCATTCAAGGCCGGAATAAAGATATTGCCGATAGCTCTTGCTGCCATAGAGAACTGAGCTTGTAAAATACGGAGCTGGTTTGCGGGAGCTTCAAGGGTTCGCGCCAAATCCCCCTGAGCGGTTGTCACCTGTGTCATGATAGCGTAATAGCGCAACTCTGCCTTTTCAGCCTGAGTCATGGACATAACGCTCTTATCAATGCCCAGGGAGAGGGCTACCGCTTCCAGACGGGCTTGCGACAAGTCATAACCCAACCGGCGAAGCGGCTCTAACTCACCGGAAATACCAGATTGTAGTTTCTGCATAGCGTCTTCGACAGAAATATTGAAGAACGAAGACAGATCATAGCCCAACTGAGTCAGATTCTTACTCATTAGGGCAGCTCGTTCAGCGGTATCGCCAAATCCGGTCAGCAGAGTGTTGAACACGCCCTGGTTCCGAATCCAATCGGAAAGGTCAATGCCCAAAACATCACTGACGGTCTGCCCATACGCAAATGCTTCCTTGGCGTACTCACCCATAGCTACACTGAACAAGTTCAAGTTTTCCTGATATTCATTGGACTTGGTGATTGCCGTGCCAATCAGAGAAGCAACACGGCGCAATCCGTAGAGCATGGCGGTGAATTTGATACCGCCGAGAACATTGCTGAACAATCCGGTTCTGGTGGTAGCGTTCTGTATTGTATTGTTGTACCGGTCTGTACTGATGATAAGCCGCTGAATTCTGGACGGAAATGCGGAAAAACCATTGGACACCTTCTGCATTTCATCTGCAAAAGGTTTCATGGCAGCAGCAAGTTCTTTCATCTGCTGGGTGAACTTATCAATATCCGCTTTTTCCAGTTCGTCAATCACTCCCGGTAGCTTACCGAGCTGATTGAGAAAAGAGGTCAGGTTTGCTCTTCCAAGTTCGGTGAGAGGTTTCAAGCCATCGACCAGTGTTTTAATTTTGTCGCCGTCTGTCCACTTTAACTTGCTGAGAGCGGTGTTCAAAGCGGTCAGGCGATTGGCAAGAGAGCCGGAAACTTTGACTTGTTCCAAAGCTCTCAGGCCATTGGCAATGCGGGTCAGCTTGGAAGATACATCTCCACTGTTAAGACCGGATAAGGCGTTTCTTAACTCCTTCACGCTCTTCACAGTTTTGCTCAAACCATTTGCGCTGCTGGTGGTAGCACCTTTCAGACCACTCAAAGCCTTTTTCAGGTTTTCAAGACCGGTGACTGCGCCGGTACTGTTTTCCTGAATTTGAAACTCTAAGCCCTGAATTTCTACATTGTCAGCCATTTACGCCACCACCTTTCTCTTGAAATTTTTTGTTCATAGATAAAGCGAACGCTTGCATATAGGCTTTTGCTTTTTCGTCTTGCTTTTGCTCGACTTCTTTCCGATGTTTCAGGTCTTTCCTCGTGTTCAGCTCCAAAGGCTCTTTTCGATAAGGCATGGGTTTTTTAGCTCCCATAGCTCTAAAGGCCGGGGCTACATCAACCAGGGCTTCGTAAATATACGCACCTTGCAACCATGCGTTTTGATTTGCCAAATCCTGTTTGATTTGAGCTGCTTGCCGATAATACTTAACCAGATCACAGTCCATTTCCCAATACTGCTCGTAGGTCATTCCGATAGCCAAGTAGTAAGGGAAACATTCATAGAATTTTTCGGTGTAAGCGAAACGGGGAGCGGGGCGCAAATCGCCACCGCCCCCTCGTTTACTACCGGACTGCGACTCGCTTACCAGTCCGCAGTCCAGTCCATGTTTCCCTCGTCACCCTCGTGCTGCTCAGGCTCGTCCATGAGGGCCAGAATGGGTTCGTTATACATCTCCACCAGCTTCTGAATCAGCTCGTCTTTACGGGGCAGACGGGCATAAATCCGCTCGATAACATCCTGCTTCACAAAGCGGTGGTGGGCCAGGAACGCACCAGCGAAAAGGGTGGGCAGATAGGTCATGGGCTTCCGCTCGACTTCCTCAGCCACGAAACCCTGCTTCTCCATCATCTGAACGGTCTTCCGGGTGAATTCCAGGGTGTAGGTCACACCAGAAGAGGGGTCTTTAATCGTCATCTGCTTTGCCATGATAAATCCTCCTTATCATTTCTGGCTTGAATTTTAGGTGTCAGAGAACACGATGGGACTGGACGGAGCGATAGAGATGTTCATGTCAACAACTTCGTTCACACCGCCACCAACAGGATAAACAGAGAGCTGGCCTTCAAAGCTGAACTTACCGTTGGAACCATCAGGAGTGACAGTACCGCCGCTCTCCTGACCGCCGAACCACACGGCATACTCGGCAGTCTTACCTTCCAGGGCTTTGAGGGCCTTGAACGCCGTCAGATCATAGTTCGCCACAAAAGACAGACCATCAAGGGACTGAATGCCGGAAATATAGGTCTGCATATTGTCGGAAAGCGTGGTGGTTTCCAGCATTTCGGGTTCGCCGCCCAGGTCGGGGAACTCCTTAATGTCAACCAGCTTGGAAAAGGTTTCCTGAGAATCATCTTTCTTCATCAGAAAAACCTTATAGGTGCTGATAGCCATGATTGTTACCTCCTATAAAGATTTGTACCGTCTGTTTCGGCCTGATAACGGGCCACAATCCGGTAAATGGTTGCGTTCTCCAAATTGGGAACCGGGGACATAGCGGTTCTAATGAAATTGCGCCGATACATTAGATCATCAATGACTTTCATGATATTTCGGCATTGCGCCTTTTTTCCGGTTGTTTTATTGGAGTAAATGTTGATCTCATACATCAGGGTCACAAACTGCTCCGTGTCGCTGGTGCTGAGATGTTCCGTAGTGGGATAATTGTCCTGCTCCACAATGCTTACATGAGGGAAAGAGGACGGGGTTCTCACATACTCTCCGCTCACATTGATACCGGGAAAGGCTTCACGAAGGGCCTGGGCGATTGGGGTGTAGATTTGATTTTCCACATCAATCATCGAAAGACCTCCTTCGCTAATCCCGGCAGAATTTGTTGGAGCTGCTTCACAGTGTCGTACATGGACATATTGGCCGGATTACCATGCGTGATGACCACAGACTTTCCGTTGGCCTTTGTCCTCACTTCACCGTTCGTTCCGGGGTCGCCGTAGTAGCCCCAGGAAGATTGTTTTCCGTGACCGGCTCCGTATTCTCCCCGCCGCATACCATGTTCAGCGGCTTCCGGGTGATTGTCAGGATAGGTGACACCGGTTCCGAACTCGATGAAAAGCACCGAAGCTCCTATCGCTACAACGGCTCTTGCGCCGGTTCCTCTCTGTTCTACCGTGACAGAAACATCGTTGGTGCCGTCATACGCCGCCTTTGCGAAGTTGGCCGAAGCGATTTCAAATCCCTGCTGGGCCAGCCGGTCAAGCAACAGACTCGATTTCGCTTTCAGCCATGCGCCGTAGCGTTCCACCTCACGAATAGCCTTGTCAATACCGGCAGCAGATAAAGGTACTTTGATGACCTTCACGACACATTCACCTTGCTTACCGCATAGGAAATGGAATTCAGGCTCTTGGCAACACGCTTTACAATGTAGTCATACAGAGGATTGCCGTCTTCGTCATACTCCGGCTCTTTGTCAATGAACAAAACGGTATTTTCATCAATCGGACAACAAAGGTCATCAGTCACGATCACCTTGTCATAGGAGATGAAATTTCCGAACTGCTCAACCTGAGCCGAACCGGTTGCCGCCGAAATGTTCTCTCTCTGAAAAACGGCTTCTTTGTAGACCACACGATAATCGCCGGTTTCGTTGCCGTCCTCGTCTTTCACCGCTTCCTTCCGGTCATACAGAAGATACCAGAAAGGGACTTTATTCCGTTCCATCGTCTTCATCGGCAGTTTCCTCACGAATGACACTGGCAAACGGAACGATTTCACGAAGCAGCGTAGGCGGCACATCTCCGTCCTCATAAGAACGGGAAATGCCGTTTTCACTGTGAGCGGTTTCTCCCTCAGCTCCACGCTTGTTTACCAGATAAGCGGCAATCTCCACCTGATTGTAGGCATAACGGTCGGGAACCGTGCTGACAGTCCCATCGAATGGATAGGCCCGGCGAAGAACCTTATTCCCTGCGATAGACAGATAGGTGGAAAGCACAGTGTCATCAGTTTCGCCGGTCATTGCTTTCAGCATGGTCAGCTTTTCCGAGTCAGTCATACTTTCCACCTATCCTTTCTCTGTAAAATGAACTTAACCGCCAGCGACTTCCTTAGTGGCAACGGGAGTGCTTTTATCGTTGGCAATGAACACGCTCCGGCTGTACTTGGGAGTGGTAAAGCTCTGAGCGATGCCGGTGAACTTACCGTGATACCACTCGGGGCCATGGTCAAGGCCGATCTGGCCGAAGAGCTGATATTTCTCACCGGCACCGGTCTTAGCCAGCGGCTCCAGGAAGAAGTTGCCCTTGCCGGGAACAGGCTGGTAAACAGGGGCCAGCACATTCAGGTTCAGCAGCAGGGCCGTACCAGCGGGAAGACACTCGCCCAGGTACAGATACACAACGCCGATGGGAGTCACCACACTGGACAGCGCAATGCCGTTGATCTCACGGGAAGCGGGAACCACGGTAAGGCCGTTCTGAACGGCGTCAGCGTTGACCTGGAACAGCGTGGTAGCGTCACACCACAGGCACAGGCCATCGGTGGGAGCGTTGGCACCGTAAATCTTTTTCACCATGTCGGCAATGTCCCACAGACCAAGGGGCTTGCTGCCCATGGCCTTGACATTGGTGGTGATAGCGGTGATAAGACCACGGGTCTTGTTCACAGTGGCGTCACTGGTGGCCTTGTTATAGACACCGTTGATGAAGGTGTACTCGATGTCACGGTTCACCTTCTGCATTTTGGCGGCCACCTGGAAGTCCAGCTCATTGATGGGGTTCTCCTGCTGGTTGGTCACATTCAGGCCGCTCAGGGTACCCATGTTGGACTGCTTGGCATAGGAAATACCCACGGACTCCTGGAAAATCTGAGTCACATTGGTCTTCTGCTCACGGGTCACCACGGTAGCGTCCGGGGCAGTCAGAGAAGCAGTTTCGGAAATAGAGGGCTGAGAACCGGTACCGCCACCCGTGTACTCCTGGCCGGTCACAAACTCGACATGGTTGGTGGTCTTAGCCCTGCCGCCGATGATAGAACTCAGCGGACACCGGGTATTGCCCTTATTGAAGAGCATACCGGAATAGTTCAGCACACCAAAGCTGGTAGCAAAAACATCTGCCATGATAATTCTCCTTTACTCATTCTTTGCCTGGGCCTCTTCCTCGGCTTTCAGGCGAGTGTAGTAAGCGACAGCAGCAAAATCGCTGTTTTTCTGCGCTTCCTCGATTTTCTTGTTGTAATCAATGGCTCCACCACCGCTGCCGGAACCACCGGAGGGCTTCGGAGTCTTCTTGATAGCGTCTGCCTTGACTTTCTTCGCATAATCTTCGAGGAACTTGCCCTGATTGGCAAACACCTTGGCACTATCGCCATCGGCCAGAGCCTTAGCGGTGTCCTCGGCCAGAGCTTCATCGTAGCCCTGAGCGACAAACTTGGCCTTGTACTCGGAAATGGTCTTACCCTTGCGAAGCTCTGCCAGCTCCTGTTCCATTTGGGTCAGCTTGTCAGCGTCCTCCTGCTTCTTCTTTTCCTCTTCGGAGAGAAGAGCATTGTGTTTGCGCTTCCACTCAGCAGCTTCGGAATTGGCCTTGGAGAGTGCGTTCTTCTGCCGTTCCAGCTCGGCAGCGTTATCCTCATACTCAAACGCTTCCAGAGCTTTCAGCTTGTCTTCTGCGGACATATCCGCATACCCTTCGATCTTACTGGTGTCAATCTTTGCCATAACAAATTCCTCCTGCGTTTAACAAGGCTGTTCCCTCAGCACCGTTTTCTGTTTTTGTCAGGGTTTTCTCCCTGTTGCGTTTTAAGGTCTTCACTGACCATTTCAAGCCTTTCGGCATGGAAACCAAAATAAAACAGGCCACCGACAAGAGCATTTCTACTCTGCCGATAGCCCGTAATGGCTGTCGCCGTTATCTCGGTATAACGACCTCATATTTCTTCTTACTGGCAGTTTCCCAAACCACCAGTTTGCCGTTTCTCACGGCAATCTCAACTCCCTTTCCACGGGAGAGAATTTCATTGATCTCCTGAATCGCCCTGGTTGACAGGGTTATTGTCGGGTTCATTCCCTGCGCCCTCCTTTGCGATTTTCGCCGCCTTTTCCTCTTGCTGCTTGACATACTCCATGCTCATGTTATAAGCAATCTGCGGGTCAGTGAACATTCCGCAATGGGTAAAGGCAAGCTGCGGAGCGATTTTCGGATTGTTCAGCATGGAAATGAGAACATTGGCCTTTTCCGTAATGTTCTCATAATTGCGGCGAGTGAAACGAATTTCAATGGCCGACAATTTCAGCTCTAAGGCTCCCAGGTCACGGCAAATCCGAAGAAGCAGTTTCAAAAACTCTTTTTCGGACTTTTTGAACATCAATTCACTGTCCTTGGCCCTGGCTTCTGCCGCCGACCAACCATCTCGCATGATGACTGCGGAACCGGTATCGCTGGTCGAGCTGCCGCCGTTTCTGTTCGGCATACCGCAAATGGTCAGAACCGTGTTATACATATGGTCAACAAGGGTCTGTGTCTGCGATTGGTTTAGTTCTGCGGTCAAATACTCAATTTCGGCCTTGAATTGAGGGTCAATGTCCTTGTACTTAATGGCTCCCTCTTCCCGAAGCAGCTTGAAGTCCTCGGAAGAAATATCGACATTGTGAAACAGCATAAGAGCCTGAATGAACTGCTCCACACCGTCAAGCCGGTTGGAATCGACATTATTGATAGCGTCCAGCAGGGGAAGAACGATCTCAAATGCGCCGAGTCTTGCGTTGTTTGCCGGATATTCAATAATCGGAAGTCCCAAAAACTGTTCTACGCTGCGCCGAATGACCCATGTGTTGGTGATTTCGTAAAAGTGGTCATGCGTATAGCAACTAAACACCAAAGTTCCGTCTTCCAAAAGAACATATTTGACACCCATCAGCGGGGGAGTGCCCAGGGCGGTACTGTAAATGATGAAGCACCAGCGAGGGTCAAGGGTGTAAATCTCAGCGGGACACTCATCTTCTTCCACATCGGCTTCCCCATCAGGAAGCACCATACGATAGGAAGTGCCGCAAATGTGCGACCAATCTGCCAGCTCTTTGTCTTTTGCCGCCTTATCCTCAGACAGCATATAATCGTTCAGCCGGGTCACACTGTCGGCAATCGCCTTATCATCTCCACGGGCCACATACTGAACCGGCTCTCCCATGAGATAGCCGACCTTGAAGGACACGATTTCATTGGCCCGGTTCTCGACCACGGTGTTATTGATCTCAGGCCGAACCTCTTTCTTCCTGCCCAGGATAGGCTGTCTGCCTTTGTAATAGGCGTAGAGATATTCCATGTCGGCCTTGTTGCGAAGATGAATGGGAAGAGCCTTTCTGAGTACATCGACTACATTCTGCTCAGTGATTTCACTCACATCGGTATAAATGACCCTGCGGCCATACATAGCACGAACACCCAAAATGGCACCTCCTTTCCACCTAATTCTTCATATTTCATAATAGCAAAATATTCAATGGTTGTCAATGATTAACCAATAATAATACCATTGGAGATTTCCGAAGTCAAAAAAAATTTCAGCAAGGACGCTGGAACACCTCGATTTTTCCTCCACGAAGCATACGGATTTCATTTTCCAGAAGGGAGAGGGAATCCGGGGCGTCATCATGCGGCACCTTTCCGCTTCTGGTGTATGTGGTCAGCTCCTTCATAAAATTCCAATACTGACTCCCTCTCTTGTAGGTGGACGGGTGCTTGAAATAGAAGTTCTTCTTGATGTTATCCGAAGCGAATTCTATACGAGTCTGTTTGTTGGAAATGGTGCGCTTCGTCCGAATACCAATGGAATATCCCTGCTGCCTGATGATTTCTGATACATCACGAGCATAATATTGTCCTGCGTTATTGGACTCAAAGGTAGCGGAAGCAACTTTATTGGCAATCAGGCACTTGGCACACTCCGGTTTTGTCACCTCAGCCGGGGAATCATCAAATACTACATCGACAATGTAAACCTCCGTTCCGTAGATCACAGCGACCGGCATGGAGGTACTGTCGCTTCCGCTTTCAGCGGTATCGCCTACTGCGATGATGGTATCAGGGTCACGGTCAGGCGGCAGCTCGAAGAAGTAATTCAGTTCGTCCTTGTTGAACAACAGGCCCTTGGCTTCAAAGGGTTGCTGCTGAAACTCACTCTCAAACTGCTCTGCGGACAAAAGTTCTCTCTGCTCCCGGAAGTAAGCCGTAGTAAAGATTTTCTGGCCCTCTCTCTCGTACTCATAATTGCTTTCGTCTGTCACGAGATCGAGGGCAGGAATCTCAATGGCTCTCCAATCCCATCCCTCATGCCGGGCGTGTTCCTGAATCCGGCCAATGGGGTCATAGATAGAGTATCGGGTTCCGGTGAAGACCATAGGTGTACCTTCAATGGCTCGGCCCATAATATCGCCAGAAATGATTTCCCATTTGTCATCAAGTCGCTGCCGGTTTTTCGCTTCCTCTCGGCCCTCTACACAGTCATCCAGGTACAGAACATTGGTGGCTTCGGAAAGACCGACCTGCCGAGCGTCAATAGACCGGCACATGATCGTGGGGAATCGGGATTTATGCAGGAGATTGATAATCTTGGTGTCGGCTCCCGTCTGCACCAGCCGAGCTTCGGGAAATACATCGTAGAACAAATACTCATTGGGAACCGTCAGGTATTCCAGGCACCCGTTGTAAAAGCTCTTTACAAGGTCATCACCGGTTCCTTCCATGAGTGTAGACCGGTCAGGGTACTTTCCGGAGATCATATTAACAAAATTGATACCAGTTTGTGACTTTCCCGCTCGTTTTGGCATGGATATTGTCAGAAGACGCAGCTTTTTATCAAGAATGTCTTGGAACCCCTGTACCATGGGCTTCAAATAGTGCCGCCTGGGAGCATAAAATCTCTTTTCCGGCTTCCTGTCCAGCTCAATGTAGGTCATAAAGGCGTCAAATTTGTGGGGAGCATCAAACAAAAGGCTCCTGCGCCATACCTCATAGAAGCGTTCAGCTTCTTTCGGAGAACACCGGCGCAACTGTTTGAAACACAGTCCCCGCAACGCTTCGTTCCAGTCGTGAGCGGTCTGGAAATCAACATTTTCCCAATCCCGGCACAGGGAAAGAAGATCGGCATAACCCCCGTTGTCTTCCGGCTTCCGGTCAATGTGCCGTCTGATACTCTCTGCAATCTTCAAATAATCCATATCTACACCTCAAATGATACCGAGCTTTTGATAAATGGCAAAAATTTTAGGAGATTGAATTGCAAACCAATCTACCATCTCTTCATTTTTAGCCCAGGCCCGTTCCGTGGCAAAAGAATTCCATTGTAAACCCGACTCATTCAGAAAGGCATGAATGATTTCATGACGAATAGTTGTATTTTCGGTTTTTCGTATAGCGGTTTCCTCTTCATCTCTCCATTCCGGGGTACTTTTCAGGTTCAAAATAACAATTTCTTTATCGGTATTACTGCAATATCCACCATAGCGCATTTTATCAATAGTTTCGTCCTGTCCGGCATTTACCCTGCGAATTGTGTACTTAGTTCCCAAAATATCAATTTTCATAGCTACCTCCGAAAGAAAAAAAACGGACTACCGGATTTCTCCGATAGCCCGTAATGGCTGTTACCCTCACCCCTGCAAGGGCCATCATTTCACTTTTGCGCTCAATTCCGCATACTCTCTACTGTTTTTCTTCACTGTCCTCTCGATAACCCTACCGTTGCTGTAAAGGACTCGAAAGAGAATTGTTGACGAAAAGACATTGCGAGTCTGCGTCTTGGTTTTCTTTGTTCCGCTCATGCCGCCCATCAATGCACCCGGATAGCCAAACGCCAATCCTCCAACCGCAGCTCTGCCCAGGGAAAAAGGTTTGTTCTGACCAATCGACTCCTGAGCAATCCCATCGTCACAAGGTACAGCGGCGACCGGAACCGGCTTCCCGCTCCGAAGCGGAAAACCAGGACAAGTCAATGTGAAATCTTCAATCAGATCGCTCCACTCTTTATCGGGCAAGTCCCAAATGGTTTCCTCTTTGTTTTTGTTGCCCATGGCCGCAAGCGCACCTGTAAGAGTTCCGTTGTCGGAACAAACCGTAACCTCAGTTCCGTCTTCCAACTCCCGCAGATAAAACACAAATGGCAACGAGCCTTTGCCCATGCGGAATTTCGTCTTGACTTCAATGCTTTCAGACGGACACTCCGATTTGATGGTACAAGACTTTTCACATACGGTTTTCACCAGAGAATAAGTATCACCGGTATTCATGGGTAATGTAAATTGGTAATATGCCATGTCAACCAACCTTTCTTCTCAATTTGTACCAAGTGGTACGGCTTATGTTCAATTCCCGGCAACAATCGGCTACGGTCATGATACCCTCACGCTGTTTCTGGCGATAACTTTGAAATAGCTCAACGCCAATGTTTACCGGTTTCCGTCCCTCTCTCCATGCGGGGTCATGTTCTCTTTTATAAGTTTTCCCATCTGAGGTGCGCTCCACGATCATGTCCCGCTCATACTCAGCAAAGGCCAGCATAACCGTCACCATGACCTTACCCATGGGCGTATTGTCCGCAATTCCCATGTTCAGAATATTTACCTTGATACCACGGTCAACCAAATCCCGTACCAGCAGGGCACCTTCCGGGGCGGTTCGAGCAAATCTGTCCAGTTTACACACAACCATTTCGTCCCCAGGTTCTAACTTGGAAAGAAGATTTTCAAATTCAGGCCGCTCCATGCTATGACCCGTGTAAGTGTCAAGGTAGATGTTTTCTCTCGGAACACCGGCGTTGATAAGACGGTCAATCTGGTCTTCCAGGGACATACCGTAGAGCCGTTGACCTCTGGAACTGACCCGACCATAGCCATATCTCATTTTGCTTCACCGTCCGAAGAAAGAAGGGCGTCCAGATCATACTTCTTGTCTTCGAGCTGGTCAATCACGATTTGGTCAGCCCTTCGGGTTCCGGGCTTCCTCTCCTGAATGACAATCTCATAGCCCAGGACATTCAGCATTTCCACCGCTTTATCGAAGGACATATTGGAATTGACCAGTCGAGCGGATATGTCATTGCCTCGGCTTTTGCCGATGGCTTTTGCCATAGTCAGTAGGCTCACGCCCTTTTCACTCATGATGTTGCGAATGGCTTTGTTGATTTTCATGGTAAGCACCTCCGTTGTATTCATGTTACACTAAATATGTTTGGTTGTCAATAGAGAGTTAGATATTTTTAGTGACTAAATGAGATTAGTATTCTTGATGAATTGCAATCAGGTCACAATAGGTCGCAAATCAGTTCTAATTCCTTTTTATTTTTTGCGGATTTAGAAACTATGAGTTTGAGATTAAGTCTTTTTATTTTTGTCGGAATTTTTTCCACTCACCCCGCCCTGGCTCCCGGCCATATATCCCCCGGCCCCCATGATGGGAACACAACCCGCCAGGGGTCAGCGTAAAAGCAAAAAAAGAGAAGGGCCAGCGGACAACCCGCCAGCCCTTGAAGCAGCTTTATTTATTTTTTTTCACGCAATCCCATAAAACCATAACGGGGAATAACAGAACCGCTATTATATACATACTCGAACCCCTATATCAAGTAATAGTGAACCGCTTGCAAGTAGTAATCTTCATGAACTGCTGCGCCAGCTCAGGGAAGCGGGCTTTAATGGCCGTAGTATCGAGCCTGGAAGACTGAACCGTTTTATAGGTCACTTTATATTCACCGGCTAAAACCGTTTCACGCTCTCCCATAGCAGCCTTTATTTTGTCGCTGAGTGCTTCCATTTCTGCCGTGATTTCTTCCCGCATACGCAATAGCTCCCGGTATTCCCTGCAATCTTGCTCAATGAGCTGTTTATAATCAAGCATTTTTAGCGCCCTCCACTTCTTTCATAACCTTTTCTTGAATAGCCTTATAAATGGCGGCATTTTCTTTATCAGGCCGAACCGGGAGAATAAACGCCGTCATAGCATCGTCAAACCCATATTGAAACATGATGCCTGTATTTTCCCCTTTAATTCTGGGATAAAAGCCGAGGAAAGGCGGCAAAAATTTTTCATCAATCAGGCAATAACTTTTCGCATTGGTTATGAATTTAGTAAAGCCGGGTTCTTTACAGCCGCCACGCTTACAAGCGCAGCTCCACGGGGAAACATAGGCCGAATCATATTCAAAAGGATTGAAGCCAGAAAAGACCTTTTCTAAATCCAGGGCGGGTTTATCAATGTTGGGCATATCATCATAGGCCAGATCAAAGGCTTTTGCCACCTGGGAAAGAGAGGTATTTTTGAATCGGATAATCATATAGCCGTCACAAAAATAAGTATCATTTTCTTTTTCAGCCCAATAACAACGATCTTTCATAGTAGTATTGGTTTTCTTGCTATCCTTGTAAAAACGCTTAAAGGCGGGAATCTCGATACCCATAAAATCACGAATTGCCATTGTTACAACCTCCATTAAAAGAAATAGAATAAATTAGAACTTCTCGCCAGGATTGCATAATAATTACCGCTCTCCCGGCCTTGAAGCAAGCCGCCATTCAGACCATACACGCCGGAAGAATAACCGATTTTCTCAACCGGTTCTGTTATGCTCTTCGGGTCAGCTTCGGTGATGTTTATGGCCATTCCCAGCCGCACAAACTCCCGCAGCTCTCGCAATGTGTATTTTCTCATTTTCTCGCCGCCCTTCTCAATTCCCGGTAGATCAAATGGGAAAGCTGTTTTTCCGCGTCTTCTTCCGTGAACTTCTCCCGCTCCCGTTTCGACTGATTCAGAATGTCGCCGAGATCGTCAACCGCAGAACGGTTATAGTAATAGCAAGTATCTAACACACTGGGAAGACCCTGGCACCAATCAATAAAGATCGCTTCAAAGCTCATGTTGTGCGCTCTGGCATACTCCAAAGTATAGAACTTTTCCGCTTCCTGAGTGGCAAGGATAAAAGCGGCGACATTCTCAAAAGTGGCCGGGCCGGTAAAATCGTACCCTTCCGGGTGAAAGTGTTCCATGATATAACGCCGGATATTTTCCCGTGCTTCCCTGGTTGTTGTTTTCATCGGTTGCCCTTCCTTTCCGGCCTTTCGGCCTGTTAGCGGTTACACTAATTATTTTTGGTGTCTTTATACTACACTAAATATAATTGGTTGTCAATAGGTTTTCGCAAAATATTTTTAGTGCCTATTCCCTTTATATAAGGTGTGCGTAAACTCAAAAGAAAACGGACAACCGGCAGCAGATCAACCAGGAACGGGCCAGGGGCCTACCATCTGCCGGTGCCATTGATCCGGCCAGGGCAAGCGAAAAGCTGCCCACCTCCCGTTCTGGGAAATCGGCAGCTCTCGCATAGTCGATAGTCGCTAACCCTTGCCATAGTCGCTCGGCTCATAGTCGATAGTCGCCAGAGTCGGCGGCATAGTCGCTCACTCTTCGCCCTGATAGTCGCCAGCCGTATCTTCCAAATACTTCTGCTGTAACTCTTCCGGGGAAGTCGCTTCACCGAGCTGGTTGTTAGGTGTAAGAACAAACTCCTGCTTGTCCTGATAGCCCATGTTGTTCTTCATCAGAAAGATACCGGAAACGGGATTGATTTTCCCGTTCTGCATATAATCCTCCATTTGAGCGTTCAAAAGTTGGTAGGCTTTTTTAAGAGAGTTACGACTTTCCTGCGGAATATAGGCACTATCCACGCCATTTACCCAAGCCCACAAGGTTTTTCTATCCACTCCGAACGCCAATGCCATTCCTGCCACACTGGGCTTCATATCATTCTTGGCACAAAGTCGAAAATACTCCGACACTCTCTCCAACACGAGTTCAGGCTCAGTCATATCCACCTGCGGCAGACTGGACACTTCAAGAGAGTGCGTAATATATTTAGTGTTCTCTCCCGGCTCCATGTGTACGGTCTGAGCAATGCTTCGGTCAGGCCGCTTCCGTTTCACAACCTCTTTCGCTGTCTTTTCGACAACCTTCTTATCCATTTCAATTATCCCTCCTTAGTGAGTTTAGTGACCCATTTTCGGATTTTGCCATAAATCCCCTTATAGGACGCTCTATATAGACACTTTATAGCAATTTCTTAAAATGATTCACTAAATACACTATTTTGACTAAATATATTTATCTTTGCTAATTACATTTAGTGTTCGCTAAATATTTTTAGCACACACTCGACTATTTTATCAAATCAGCCAATTTTCCAATACCTCGCTCCTGATAATAGTCGCAGTAGGACAAACAACTGACGAACACACTAAATTTCTTGCACCTGATTTCACCCAGGAAGTTTGTGCGCTTCTGGTCAGCGTGTTCGCAGTGGAAACATTGCTTGCAGTCACCCATGATAATTCTCCCGTTTCTTCCGAGCTTCGAGGTTTTTCTCCAAGAACGCCTGAACCGCACGAAGGTTCTTGACGGCTTCTCTCATTTCGCTCTCGGAGGAAACAAAGTCCGGGCCAGAGTAGCCTGAGAATTCATCAATCATTTTCCTCATTCTGTGATAGAGCTTCACACGGTAGTTTTCGCTGCCCATCTCAGGGACATATTTCAGGAAAGTAGTTTCCCGGCTGTTGAACTCAGTTCCGTCCTCACAGACGATCTTGGTTCTCTTGGGTGTGATCCTGCTGATGAGATAGGAATGATAGAAGTTCAGTGTGGTGTCCTGCCGCCAGCCGTAGGTAATAATGCTTCTCACACAAACCTTCATTCCGACACGAAGATCAGCTACCGGAATGACCTCTTCAAAGTCGTTTCTTTTGATGAACACGCTTACACACTTCCTTTCAAACGAATATCACGGTACGAAGGATAGCCGGAGTAGACCGTCTTGCCGCCGTGCCATTCCGGGTGAGCTTCTATGTCAGCGTTAAACCGTTTTGCGCTGCACACGAAGTAACCGTTGGACTTGCACCAAATCTTATAGGAGTCGTAGATGGACTTCGCTCTGGTGATAACGCCCTCGGCCTTTTCGCATTTTTCTTCAAGGAACTGCAACACAAGGTCGTTGTCTTTCTCGTACTGCTTGATGACCTTCCGCATTTCATCGGACATTTTCAGGCCGAACCGCTTATACTTGAAATAACCCTCGACCAGCCAAGCAAAGATACCCTGCATAGCTTCGGGAGTCTGAAACTCGTTTTTCAGATTCTTGTCCTGCTCGTCTTCCCGGAAGTGCCGGTTGAACTCGATCACTCTCACACGGTCGGAAGCGAACAGGCTCTTGTCATTGACTGAGGGAAGGTCGTTGCAGGAGAGCCAGAGTGTGAATTGGGGGAGGAATGTGTTGGCGGCTTCATAGAGATTTCGGGCCTTGATTTCCTCGCCGCCCGTGAGCTGCTTAATGGTTTCCTCATCCAGCTTCCCATACTGATTGCTCTCGGCCATGGTGACAAACCGCTTGCCTTTCAGAGAAGCAAGCATGGGGTTAGCTGCTTCGGCATTTTTGGAGCGGTCGGACTTGCAGATAATCGATACCGGTGAAACGGAAGCATAGTCCCCGAGAAGGTGGTGAATAGCACTCAGCATGGTAGACTTTCCGTTTCTGGTGGTCTTGCCATGGAGAATGAACATACACTCTTCGTTCGCCATACCCAGCATAGAATAGCCCAGGGCCTTTTGCAGATAGTCGGCCTTGTCAGGGTCATTGGAAGTGACCTCAGAAATAAACTGCTCCCACCGGGCGCACCGGGCGTCTTTCAGGGTGTAGTCAAAGTTGGTCTGCATGGTCAGAAAGTCATGCCAATCATGTTCCCGGAACTCCATCTTTTCCAGGTCGTATGTTCCATTCAGGCAGTTGATGAGATAAGGATTGGCGTCAAATCTCGCCGCTTCGATTTTCATATCATCGGCAGCGTCTTTCATCATGCGGTCGCGAAAACGCCGGTCGCCCATTTTCGCAATGAACTTCATATACTCCCTGCGCCGCTCTTCGTTGTCAATCTCTCCGCAGTAGAGGGCCATCAGGCGATAGAATTCTTTGATTTTACCGGCGATCAGCAATGCGCCAATGTCCTTTCTCCATGCGCCGTCAGAGTAGGTAAACCAGCACTTCGCTTCCGGGCAGTAGCGGGTATCGTTCTGGTAACACTCAGAGAACAGCTCGGCCATGCCGGACTCGTCCCAGGAGTAGCCGGTGCCGCTGATTTGATGACTGCGCTCGGGTTGCGCTTCCTTGATGTAGAACATCTTGCGGGACAAATCTTCGTCCATGATGTAACGGCCATTGGAGAGCTGAAAAAGCTCCAATTCCTCAGACGGATTCATAATTTCATCTGCCATTTCGTGTCACCTTTCTAACCGCTCTCGCAATCACCAGCATGGCGCAAGCCTGAGCGTCCTCGTCCCACCATGCACATTTCGGGCCACAATGAATCGTGCCTTGACTAAACGGGCACAACTTCTTATCATTTTCCATTTCTCAGTTCCCCCCCCCATAAAAGAAAGCGTTTTTAAGAGCTTCATCGACATGGCTCATGATCTGCGGCGGCAGAGTACAGATATACTTCCAGTTCTCAGTTACATCTACTACACGGACTTGTTCACACTCCACCATGCTCGGCTCAATGTTTTCCCATGTAACCGGAACATGAGTGGGCATTTCCAGCTTCTTGAACTTTGTGGTCAAAGGAACAACAATGCTGGTAGGAGAGAACTGGTTCCCCACATTATTCTGAACAATGAGCCAGGGACGGTTGCCGCCCTGCACATGGCTGTTTTCAGGAACCGGAATGTTAATGAGAACAACATCTCCACGCTGATAAGGTTTCATAGTTACCTCCTACAATATAGTTACGGTTGAAGGCGCGGTAGCCAGCCGCGTCTTTTTCCATCTCAAAGCCGAAGCTGTTAGAATGGGAGAGTAAATGGCCTGACAGTAATTACCATGGGCTAACATGCCCGCATTGGAGTCCGTCAGCCGCCTCTCTCGTTCGCAGCATTCGATTTGCGCAGGTAGAGCCACCATGTGCGCTCGTGTCACCCAGGAGATTGAACAGGCAATGAGTAAAGGGCGGAACGCCATATCCAATCACAAGGAGGAGTAAGATGAACGCAGTAGGGATCGATGTTTCCAAAGGGAAAAGCATGGTGGCTGCCCTGCGGCCAATGGGTGAAGTGGCATTGCTGCCACAGGAATTTCTCCACACCGAGGTCGGTCTGGAGCAGATGGCCTACGCCATCAT